GCTACTTCATCTTTGCCGTCTATCACCCAAAGCCTGTTTTGATAGAAAGTAGCCTGATTGCTATTGGGGATGGACAAAAACGAAACTGGCAGCGTCGTGTCTGGAACCAGCGCAAACGTGCCGTTCCAATTGCCATCCCAGTACAGCGGAGTTTCATCTGGCCCACGGAAAATGTAAACGTAGTTGTTGGCCTGAACAATGGTGGACTGAGTGGTTACTTGGTAGCTTCCAAGGCTGATGCTTTTCCCCGTGTATCCGTTGGCGTAGAATCCAACGCTAGCATTCCCCAGCATCATAATCCAAGTCTGGCCAATGTTATTAGGATCGGAATAGATGCTTGAAGCGTAGACATTCTGCAACGGAGCACTGTAGGAGTAGAGAGCTTCGTACGTTCCAAGTGAATATGTATTTATGATAACAGAAGTATTGTTACCATTGGCCAAACTTTGATCTGCTGGAGTTAAAGCTGTGTCTGTAATGTCTGTATCATACAATATCCAATTAGTACCATAAATTGAAGTAAGAACTACAGTTGTTCGAGTCGCTCCAGAATTTTCACGGCCAACAGCAATAAATCGTCCGTTGAAGAAATCTATGTCGTTGAATATGTAAGTTGGAGAGGTATATGCAGCCTGAACTAAAGTCCAATTTGTTAAATCACCAGAAATAGCAATTCCACCTCCAGTAGAAATTGCACAAAAAACATTATTTCCAAAAGTTATTCCAGCAATTGTGCTAAAAGTGAAGAGCGCGTCTAAATCAGCACCTAATGTCCAGGTAATGCCATCAACTGATGTGAAAAGTTTTCCAGATTTTGTTGTTGCAATGAAAATACCATTGTAAAAAAATAAATCACTAGATTGACCCGAACCATTTTGTTGCGTTCCAGTTGTCCACGTTACACCATTATTAGTAGAAGTTGTTGGTGTAAAATTAAAGTCATTTGTAATGCTACACACAGAAACCCATTTTCCATTTCCGTAAGCTAATCCTCTAACAGTAAATGGAGAGGTAGAAGATGAAATGCTCCACGTTAAACCATCTGATGAATAAAAAAGCTGATCGCTACTAGAAGCACCGGCAACAAATACGCCATTTGCAAATGCTATCTTTTTAATTATTCCACTAAGAGCAGCAGGAATAGCAGTTTGCGTCCAAGTAATTGCATCAGGACTGGTAATGACGCATGGAAAAAATGTAGTAAGGGTACCTCCAGCAACAAACAAATTACTTCCAAAAGTAATGCAGTACGCATCACCAGAAGTAACATTTGTGGTTGTGTTCCATTTTGAACCAAACGCCTCAGTAGCCAGTTCTGGCAAGCAGACAAACCCACCCCTAGTCACTGCGTCCTGAGACGTGAAATCATGGTTAACGGCCTTCTGGACGTTACCAGGCTTGATGTTCTCAGGAGCGTTGTACTCGTCTACGCCAAGAAATGAATTATCGCCAACCACTTGAGGTTGGTCATCAAGATTACCGTATGCGCGATAACGATTCATTGCGGTTGTGTCTATGGACAGTCAATCAAGGTTCTTGAGGTATTCCGCCTTCCATTGCTTGCGCCACCGCCAGAGTAGGAAGGCAATGCCAAGCAGTGTGCCGACAAGTGCGGCAACCTCATTGATCTGCGATAGGCTCACCATTGCAGCGGCGGGCGTGGCGGCGGTGAGGGTAGCTCGGATGTTGTCGGAGGTCATTTAGATTTGTTGTAGCGTGCGCCAACCCACCAGAAGATCAGCGTCCATGCGCCAAATTGGATCTCCGGTGACATGGTAGCGCGGACTTCAGGGGATGCGGAAAAGTAAACGGATGTCAGGAAAATGAATCCAGCCCACGTCAGCCCTGGGCGCGTAAGCTGGCGGAAAGCCTCCACAAGGACGTAGATGGAGCCAACCCACGGCCACGTCCCAGCAGGGATGACAAGGGTTGCGTTGGAGTCCTTTTGGGATGCGGTGAAGGCGTTCCACGCTGCCTCTTTCTCGGCTGCGGCCAGCTTGGCGTTGAGCAGCATAATTTCCACTTCGGCGTCCTTCTTTTTGCGCCACGTCTCGAAGAAACTTGTGCCGAGATGGAGCAGCGACCCCACGACACCCCCGCTCGCTGCGTTGAAGAGGATCTCGGTGAGACTCATGTTACTTCCCCCAGACGTAGGTGCGGGCTACGATGCCGACAAAGTTCGCCGCCGTCACCCGCTCCATCGTCTCGTAGGTCTTGTTGCCGAGTCCGGTCATAATCCACCCATTGCCGTCGATCTGTGCGGCCTGATGCATGACGTTGCGATTAGCCCAGCGAGGTACATAAATGACCAGCGACCCAGCTTTGATGTCCGCGTAACGCGCACCCGACACAAGCACGGCCAGAGCCGACACTGTCCGCAGCGGGTCAGCCCCAGCGGGAGCCGCAGGGATGTACGGTGCCATTGAGCCAGTGCCTAAGACTACTACGGCAGACGGGCCAGCCAGCGTCCACGCATCGGCCTCCGACGCGACGATGATCCGCAGCGGCAACCCCGCCGTGAGCACGCGCTCACTCCGCAGCGCGAGGCCCAGCACGACCACGAGGCCGAGCGCGAGTGCCGCGAGGAGGAGTGAGCGTTTTAGGTTCACGGCGTGGGCTTGTCAGCGGCAGCGGCCTTGAGCGTTTCAATCTCCGCAAGCGCAGCCGCGAGTGAGTCCACCAGCAGATTCAGAGACTGCTGCTGGAGTTGGGTAACGATGGCGTTCTTGTGTTCTTCTTTGGTCATTGTGCTTATTCCTCGGATACAAGTTCAAACCCAGCGTTCACGGCTAACACAGCGGCAAACGCAGCGTCGTCAGTCCACGCCGCGCATTGCTCTGCGGTCGCAGGCACAAGGCCAACGGGCATGATTTCCACGCCCTCTGCATCGAGGAGGTGGCAGTCGGCAACGGCGGTAGGTTGCGTGTATTGGATGTATCGGACCTCGAACAAAGTTCCGATTTTAGGGCTAGCGGGTGAGCCCATAGTGTAGGGAGCGATTGGGATGGTCATGGGTGTAGTTGAATTTAGATTACTTGGCTTCTAGGGCGGCGAGCGCGTGGAAAAGTGATGTTATTGAATACGAACATAACGCCACGCGACGTCGAAGGTGCTTCCGCCGGATTGTGTAACTCGGACATTAAGTCCAGAAACCGTGAGCGTAAAACTAGCGGCATTTGTTGCAGTTATTTTTAATGTACTGCCGTTGCCCGTGTTTGTAACAACTGCTGTTGCCGCCCAATCGTTCGGGTCATAAGCATCAATGTAGGCGTACACTTGATACATACCGCGAGTGGATGCTGCAAAAAGAGTAGTTGCCGTTGCGTTTGGCGCGGAAACCGTCCCAGTTGCCGAGTTCACATTAGTCGCCGTCACCGCGCCCGCGAAGGTGGCGGCTCCGGCACTAAGCGGGCGTGAGCCAAAGTCTACCAAACCGCTGGCCCCAGCAGTCGCAGAAAACACATTAGCAACACCATCTTCTACAAGATCGCAGCGGTTATTAGTGATCGCAAGCGACCATAACTTGTTCGATTGTGATGTGTTGCAAAGCTGTAATTTAGGGTTGCCGTAGGAAATTGTAGCTTGCCCCCCGAAATAGCTCGCCGCACCCGCCGCGCCCGCCGAAATGCCGCCCGCGATAACTAGCGCGCCTACGTTGGCGGAGCCTGCGGTGGTGGAGGAGATGGTTACGTTGCCGGTGGTGGACGGGAAATTTACCTGCGATATGGTTGTACCAGAACGTGTAATTACCAGAGCATTTTCACCCGCCGTATTAGCGTCATTTACCGCTCTCAGTCTCAGTATATTACTGCCTATTCCGCTACCCATTTGCCATGACCAATTTTTCGCATCGGCACCTTCTGCGGGATTTGAAATCCAATAATCCGTCAACGATGTGGTGCTCGATAAATGCAACCTGCCCAGCGGCGTCGTCGTCCCGATGCCGACGTTGTTGCTCGCCGATAGCACCGTGATCGCTGCGCCAGAGTCGGTCGTGCCGAGCGTCAGGGGGGTCGCGGCGGGGGAGGTGAGGGAGGACGCCCCAAGCGCACCCGTAACCGTCAATCCCGTCGTTGCAATGTCCAACACCTTTGCACCGTTAGCCGCTACACCAATGTTGTTTGCACTAATACGGTAGAGCCCTGTGTCTTGGTCGGATAAAAACGCAAAGCTGGGATTGGCAGCCGTACCATTTGCTCCATGCACACTGCCACCAGGAGCAATTACACCACTGGTTGTAAGCGTAGTGACAGATGGGTTGGCAGCACTCATCTTGCGCGTGCCGTTGGTTGCTCCATCCAAAGCCATAAAATCATCAGATGCAGCCGATGAAGCAGTTGTAGCGAGATCTTTGATGCGAATGTCAGCCATAAAATAAAGGGTTACGGATATTGAACGTACACAAACTTGTTCCCAGACGAATCAACGATGTTATCGCTGGTAGCTGTAATTAGATACCCATCTGGGATAATAGGTCTGCTAGAGTCATTTAATTGGGGTATGTTAATGCCCGTAGCCATGCGCTGGCCCAGAATATCACATTGACTGCCGAGGATCGCAATCACAGTTGGAATTCAGAGGCTTGGATAGCTGCGCTGGTCGCACCTTGGCGGATAAACTTAGCCTGCTGCGCTGCCGCGGTAGACCAGGTGTAATGCGACCCAGAGTAAAGACGATGACCATTGGTCGTAGTCGGAGCAGAACCGTCAAACGTGCACATCACGTCAGCGTCCTGCACATCCAGAACAATCATAGTCGTAGTATCGCCAAACGTGGAAAACTGTACGCCACCTACCGTGCTGTCTACCGTCAGGCGTTGATCCGCTACTGCACTACCCCGATACCAGGCTGGTTTCGGGAAGATGTTATTTAGATTGAATGAACTCATAAGTAAGTAGTTTTGTTTAAACGTTGACGTAGCCCAGAATGAAATTAGGCATCAATGCGTGAATACTGAAACCTATACCCCGATTCGGGGCTACGAAAGATTGTACGAAATTACCGAAAGCGGACATATTCGCTCTTGGTCTTTTGGAACTACAAGACGTAGACGAAAGCCGCGAGCTTTGAAATGGCGAATCAATCGTTCTGGCTACGCTACTGTTGCTTTGGCTAACGGACCAAAGCCAGTTTGGAATGTATTGGTTCATCGCCTTGTTGCGCTTACTTTTTTGCCAAATCCTAATGAGTTGGCAGAAGTTAATCATAAAGATTCCAATAAGATCAACAATCATTGCAACAATTTGGAATGGATTTCGAAGTTGAATAATTTGCGTCATTCTTGGAGCGTTGGAACACATATATCGCCAAGAGGCGAACGTGCTCATCACGCCAAATTGACATCCGTACAAGTAGCTGAAATTCAAAAGCGTTTTGCCATTGGGCATAAAGGCTCTGTAATAGCCAAAGATTTTAATATTACGGCCACTCATGCTTATCGGGTACGCGATAATTTGCATTGGAAACCGGAATTACCAAGACCTTGACTGAGAGGTAACGTGCGTGCTGACAATCATTTGGAAGCTGTCTGGCATCTGCCTCTGGATGCGGTCCCATTCCTCATTCTTCTTCATCTCAACGATGTTGTAGGCTTGGGCGGCTTTGTCAGCCTGACCGTCTTGAATCAACCAGTCTCCGTAGGTCTGCCAGATCAAAGGCTGGCTAATCATTTCAGGGACAGGCTGAATCTCCCATTTAGCGGAAGTATTCTCTGGATTTTGCGCTGCCGTGGTTGTTGCCAAGCATTTGTAATAATCGCTGGTTCCAATAGCAGCCCCTGCGGTCTTGGTGTAATAAATGTACTGGCCTGCAACGTAGGTTGCTGTGGCGGAATAGGCATCCCCCGCATAGTTGTAGGGAACACGCCGATAGTAGATGTAGATCGGGTTGGCTGGGTTCGTGTTGTAGCTAACGTACCCATTGGTACCCATAAACCCACCCGCACTGGAAATCATCTGGAAACCATCCTTAGTCACCACAAACCCTTGTCCACGCGGATAGGTAATCATGGCTGGGCTGTCTACCCACGCCTGGAACATGACATCAATCTCAGCTTCCCCCGTTTGGTCCCAAGGAAGGTTAAATTGCTGCGGGGAAACGTTGTTCTGCTGAACAATCAGATTGCCCCAGAGGTAAAGCCCCTTGGTAATGTCACCAAGGTAAGAAATCGTAGTCCCATCCGTGCTAATGCCTGCTTTATAAGTCTGGCTGGTGGCATTAGCCCCAGTCTGATACATGATCGTGCAAAGAAAGAATCCATTGGCGCATTGGGATATATTTGCGCTCTGCACGTTGGCTTGGGTTCCAACGAGTCCGGTCTGGACGTTAAAGAACGTGGAGAACGTGGTTGTACCGTCGTTTACGGCCAAATAGAGGTAGTTCCTACCCGCTGGACGTGCGTAGACACTTGCTTGGTAGTTTGTGGCCCCAAATGCGCTTACAGCCTGTGTTACGTTGTGCTCTGTAGTCGTAGCCGTCTCAAAAACTTTGCTGGCGGTAACGCGGTTGTCAGCTGGGTTACTGATGTTGTTGGCCGTAACCGTCACATTGGGAGCCGTCCAATACGCTGTCTGGGAAAGATCGTTGGGGTATGTCAGCAAATCACCCACAAACCGAGCCTCACCCCATCCCGTCAAATCAGGCCAATTGCCAGCACCCCAGATCTGGCGCACATTGGCGTTGAACAAGTCATTGATCGATTGCGCCGTCTCCGTCGTTAGACGAGACGTGGGCACGCCAATCAGCCCGCAAATGTTAGCCAAAGCGCGACTGTAGGCGATTGTTCTCACTTAGTCTTTATTTTTCATCCATCCACCTGTTAGACCATGACGAGCAGGATTGACCTTAGGACGATAGCCAACGGCACACAGATGCGGATTATCTTTCAGATACTCAGGCATCCATTCATGGACGTTATTCCCGTGCTGACCCTGCAAACGGAAGAAGAGGCGGCTATTGATGCGTGCAGCCATCTGCCCAAGCCCTTCCATCTGCGTAGAGCCTTGTTTACGCATCTCCGCGGCTAGACGAGCCTGGTCCTCGTGGACCTTGGCTTTCTCGTTGGGCAGACCATTCTGGATCTCCCACCACCATTTGCGGACAAACTCCTTGGGAATATCTGTGACTATTTGATCGCTGCTCATTAAAAAAGAAAACGGGCAGAGCCTCGGATGAGGATGCCCCCTGTTTGAGATTACTTAACCAAGCTTCGTCGGATCGCTAAGATCCACGATGTTCAGGTAAATATCCAGTGCGCCAGCGGTCAGAGCCGAAGGACTGCCGCCACCTCCTGAGTTCGTAAACGTAGCAACAAGGTTAACAGACGCTGTGCCCTTAACGATGGTAGCGTTGGTAAGAACCCCCGCCAGAACGCCAGCAGTCTTCACGGATTGAGCCGTGACGAGTGCGCTAGTGCTGCTAGTGGTGCCAATATTCACTGAGAACGCCGTCGTGCCCGCAAAGGCAGTCGTGATGTTCACCAGTGCATTGTTCATTACGAAGTTTGACGGCAAAGTACCGAGCGTCAACGTTACGGTATCGGCATTACCCGAACCGTAAGCAACGTCAGAATAGTCAACGTGAAACTTGTTGGAGAATCCGCGAGATTGTTCTTGCAGCGAAAGCTGCGAGGTATCGGCGCGGGCGATGGTTACTGCTGTATCAGCCATGGTAGTGTCCTTTTATGTTGAGGATTATTGTTTAGCTGGATTGAGCAAATTTGCCAAGCCCCAGCGGATTCTTAACCATGAGGGTAAGAGCCGCCAGGATAAACCCGCGACGACCACCACCAAGATCAGGCAATTCATTAGATTCGATACCGAGCATATAGCCCAGACCGACCAACTCTGGATCAATGACGTAACCGCGAGCTTTCTGTTGGTTAGTCGTGGTTGAAGGATCAGCACCATCGAGGATACCGTTGAACAAGTCAGGTACAATCGTAACGGTGTGGAAGTCTCCAACGTACATCGTGACATCCAAATCAATCTGGTGCTCCGTAGCATCCTGAGTTACTTGGTAGGATTTTGATGTAGTCGCACCTTCTTGACGCTGGAATTTGCTGATAGCCCGCTTGAGCGAGGGACCAGCAAACAGCGTGTACGAACGGCGACCACCGACCTGTTGGAAGATCGATTGGAAGACATCGTTGAACTCCGACTCAGACAGAGAACTAGTGGTGCTGGAACTAAGAATGTTGGCCGTAGGCGTACGGAACGCTGCGGGAACATCGGAACCAGGGGTATTGCTGATCCACTTTCCAAGCGCACGAGCCTTGTAAGGCGCGGGCGGGGCTTCCTGTTGGCGGTCATTATCGGAACCAATACAGGCTTCGATATCGCGTTTGATTTCGCGCATAGCCTTCATTTTGGCATTCGCGACCTCGCTGGACACGCCAGCAACGTCAGAAGCCTCCTGAAGACGCGAAACCATCCACTGTTCGCGGAACTGCTGGACGTAATTGCCCAGACGAGCGCGATTGACGGCTTGATTAGAGAACGCAAGGACATCTTGACCTTCCAGCACGCCACCGAAGTTAACGGCGGAAAGGGTGTCCACTTGCCATTCTTGATACGCATTCGTCATGCGTTTAGTTTTTGAGAAGGTCGAAACCTTCGGAGTATCCTCGGGGGCGAGGATGGTCAGGAAATCTGTGAGGTCTTCACGATCACCGGCAACATTGTAAGTAGTAGATAGGGCCATTGTAGAACGAGTTTAACGGTTGAATTTTGCTTTTTCTTTTGCCAGCAGAAATGCTGCTGCTTCGTTTGCCGTGACGCCACCCTTCTTGGATAATTGTGACCGCATCGCTTCAATCTGGTTGGCTGATTTCGCTGCTGAAGGCATACGAACGTCACCACCGTTGGAAGAAACGACTGATTGACTGGACGGAGGACGGTTGCTCATAGCAGTTTTAGGCTTGTTGTCTGTTTTTGCAGCCTTCTGTTTAGCATCGAGGGACCGAAGCCCTTCAATTTGCACTCCAATGATCCAATCCGCATTAGGCAGATTCTTCATCCAGGGCATCTGTGACAATGCTTGTTGGGCGAGGACGTATTCAGGCGCACTTTTGTCTTTCAGATAGGGAAACATCTGATGAGCGACTTGCTGCGACTGCTGCTTCTGCGTCAGGAACTGTGTACGGGCTGGAATGTCATCATCGAGCGTTTTTTCTGCATTACGCAGAATCGCTTTTAACTCACTCCGTCCCAAAACAGTATCGCCAACCTGAATCGGCTCAAAGTCATCACGATCTAATTGATCTTGGGCGAATCGCTTGGCTTCCTTGGCCTGTTGCTGTAAGGAGGCTAATGCTTGAAAGTCATCAATCTGGGCCAGCGGCACATTGGCAGGCATCTGTGCGGTTGCTGGCTTTTGAGTAGCTTGTTCAGCGGGAGGTGAACTGTTTCTTTCCCCTAGCTGGGACTCAAGCTGCTCTAATCGCGACTCCAAGGCTTTTCGCTTGGCGACTTCTTTACCGATACGTTTATCGATTTTCTTCTGAAGCTCTGGTGTAATATCCTGAGAAGGAACATCAGCTTCACCATCGGATGTTTCCACCTCTTGGCTTGGCTCGGCAGACTCGGCGGAAGCTTCGTCTGGGTTGACTGAAGTATTTGACGCTGATTCCTGCGTCGGAGCAGTCTGTTCAGTCTGTCGTTGAGCTTTAGCATTTTCGGACTCGATGTTAAGGAGTCGTTGGGCTGCTTGCGCGACACTCAGATTACTCTTTTTCGGTGCATCATTTTTTGCCTCAGTATTAGATACCTCAGCTGGCTGTGAAGAAGCGGATTCGACGTTTTCGTTAGACATGGGATTATAGCCCCCAAGGGCCGATAGACTTCATGGCGGATGCCAAGTATCGGTACAAATGCGTGCGCAAACTATACTGTCAACAATAAATATAACAATTTATTGCACCGAATGAAACCTATTAGGATCCGCGGTCTTCAGCATCAGTCTCTGCTTGCAGCAATTGCTGCTGAACAAAGTCATCGTACAACGCAATAATCTGTGAGTACGCTCGGAGTTCCCCCGTGGATGCAAGGGTCATACGATCATTTTGAACAACTGCATCGGAACACAGATCAATCATGGTGGAATGCTGCATTTCGCGCAGTTCCTCAATGAAATTCTGGAAGTTATCGTTCCCAACCAAACCAAACATGGTATGACGCAAGTTAGCAAACTTCTCAGTAGAACTCCGATGGGGATCGCGACGTTTCTTCATTTGGAGGCTGTAGCTGCGGTGGGATTAGGCATGGTAGCACCTAGGCGACCAATAACAGCGTTTTGCTGTTGCTGCATCTGGAACTCATACTGTTTCTTGCGGGTATCCAGACGCTGACGGAATGGTTCATCTTGGGCGTACCGTTGCTGGATGTCAGGTTGCTGCAAATACTGCTCCATGATTTGCAGACCAAATTGCGGAGGTGTGCCAGGCTTGATGTTCTTGGGAATGCCGGCAAAGATCTGCGTAAGATCCTGCTGTTCGTCCTCCACTAGCTGTTGCTGGGCCTGTTGCACGGGGCGAATAATGCGCTCGGCAATGTTAGGATCAATGGTGGAAATGAATGCGGTGCAGAGGGCAGAATAATCAATGATTCCATCGCGGTCGAGCGACTGAGCGGCCTGAATAATGGCAGTCCATTTCTCGCTCATCCGCTTGAAGTCAGTGGATTGCACGTCCCACGACAGGTAGAAATCAAACTCTTCATTGATGTCACCCTTGTTGAACAATTGAAGGTTAGTGTCCTTAACGCCCATTACGCGGAACATGACTTCATCTTGTCCGTACTGCTTGTAGAGCTTCCAGACCTGTCGGAAGGTGCGTGACAAACAACTGAGGAATTTATCCACCTCAAATTGATTGTAGATGGGGTCAATAGCAGGATCACCTTCGCGGGAAGCAAATCCATTGTACTCCTTGAATGAGGCTTCCAACAACGTCTCGGACGTGTTGGTGTTCATGTCAGGGATAGGACGATCTGCGTAATGGTATTCGTTGGGCCTGCGCTCCGAAATCATGGCTCCTGGCCCCCAGCGTCCTGGTGGGCGTCCTTGTGGGTAGCAAATGGGCGGAAGGATGCCTAGAGAGGCCGCGTCAATGCGACTATCTTTATGCGCCTTGATTTGGTCCTGCCAAGGCTTGCCTGGTTCTGGTACGCCTCGCGAATCGTGCAACTTGCGGCTGAGATACTCGCGGCGGTACAGAACAAATGGATACTCGCCGTGCGCGTAACCCAGCAGACCTGTTTTGGCGTAGCCGTCATGGTTCTGATCGGCAGGCAGCATCGGATTAAAGATGGTGCAGTAAATTCCTGGCGTCCCATCTTCGTCTGACAAGCGTTGGTAGGCGTAGACAACGCCAATGCGGTCAGTGAACCGCTGTTGGGTGTAGACAAAGGAACGACTGATAGGTTGAAGGTACTCGCTGGGGCTGATGGTAATCAGTTGTCCGCGTACTTTCTGAATGGCAGCTTCCACCCAATTCTCGTCCCAGCCATCGGTCTGGACCAAGGCACGCAATTGCTCTGCGGTGAAATACTCTACGCGGTAAATCCCTGGCGTATGTTCAAGATCGGTAGAGAAAGATGGGATAAAAACGTGCTCATCCAGATTGAAAGCGCGGATGATGGGGTAGGACCGCTCAGGACCATCCATTGGCACGGTGGTTTCACCTGTGTCGCGCAACTCTTTCAGCATCTTGCCAGCTTTGCCTTTGGAGCAATCGTACTGCTTGACAAAGATTTCCTTCAGGTCGTCGGCTGCGCTCTTGTCTTCCAAGAGGGCCATAATGTCGATGGCGGGGAACTGCTCTTGCAGATCTTGCAAGCGGACGCTGACCATAACCTTCTCTTTGCGCTTCTCCCAGAACTGACCCATGACGGCAATACCTTTTTCGTCCATGAAGTTAGCGCACATCTCAATCTCGCGCTCAATTTCGGGAATCTGCGTCTGGATCATCCAACGCATAAAATTGCTAACCAACTGACTTCGGGAACCGTCCTCTGAGCCTACGGGTACAGCGGTAAGGTTCGAGCGTTTAAACGCCATTCCCTTCATTGCAACTTTCTTGTTGATGATATTATCAACGAGGAAGCAGCGCAAATCGCTGGCACCATCCCACGGGGTAGGGCTTACTTTGCTACCTTCGCGAGAATGCTTTTTACCATCGGCAGATTGACCGTTCCAGATAGCGTAACGTGTCTCGTAGTTCAACCGGCATTGGTCGATGAATGGTTGGTTATCGCGCACGCAATCTTCAAAGGCTTTCTTCAGCAGGTTGAAGTTTGGACCTTCGTTTTCAGACGGGGCCAATTGAAGGCCAGGGTCTGAAGTCATAGATTTGGCATTGCCGTCAATAGAACTCATAGGCTTATGTCACGACTATTGTAGATTTTTAATAAATCAAGCAATCAATAACTCCAAGTCCTATCGTCAATCTGTTTATTGGCGTGCGGATCGACAAAGGAGCACTGGGAAACCAGCAGATACCGCAGGCAGTCAATAGGATCCTTGCTGGCTTCGTCTTTGCCACCCTTGGCTGTATATTCCTGCAAGGAATAGATCAAATTTTGGCAGCGTTCGCTGATGTAAATCTTGGGCGCGTTAAGGGATGAGATGGGTTTGCTCTCGTCGTAGGAGAACAAGCCGTTGATGAGCTGGATGCCGTTTTCGATTTCAACGCCAGGGGCGGGCAGAAAAATCATACCGGCATCGTCAAGCTCGCTGATAATTGTGGTAGCTCCATCCGCAGATTGTTTTTCGGCAGCACCTAGGCGTGGATCGATAAACCGCTCAAAGATAGTTTCACCTTCCTCGCAATGTTTCATCAATTCGACGTAATCATTGATGCCTCTCTTAGAACCTTTTTGGGCTGGACCTGCTTTGCCCTCGGGTCCAGTGCCTGGCAATGCCCAGTCGTCGTAGTCAGGCCACTCGCGGTAAACCCACCACGTCCCTGCTGCATCAATCGCTGCCCAAATCATAAACCAATTCTTGGATCCAGCGGGATCAAGCACCATGTAACGGGTGACATTGTAATCCACGTTGTTGGTCCACGGCAGTTTTTCGTGCGGGATGACGTTGACCTCTTTGTTGAAGCCAGGAAACACGCTGGTCATGCTCTTAGTCGGCACGCCATAGGCGCGGGCAAATACTTCATCCTTGGAGCGACCTAGCAGTTTGTTCCTAAAATCTGAGGTATCGATGAAGCTATTATCTTCTGTCCAAAAGTAATAGATGATCGTTCCAGGACGCGACAACGATTCTTGAACGACAGGAAGCTCGCGGCCTACGAGTGGAGCAAAGCGTTTCTCTAGCGTGCGAGTCTTGCCAAGGATGTCCTGCACCAAGGGTGTCCAGCCCGTGAGCGTGGTGAACGTCAGGAGAATGCGCCCATGGTAGTCAGTAGTGCGGTACTGCAAGGTCTCAAACATCTTCTGCGGGCATTCTTCATCGCACCAAATGAGATGCGCCTTAAAACCTTCAGCTACTTGGGCATCAGCTTGGTAGCTCCGGTAGTTGCTAAACTTGATGCTGCCTCCGCGGCGAAATCCATTAACGGGTGGGAGGATGCAAATGTTATCGGTAAAACCATTCTTCTGCGAGTACTGGACGCTGTGATTAAGCCCCTTCTTGGTGGGCAAGTTGCGAATGCCATCGGGCAGGGCGTCCCAGATCATGCGTTGCTGATCTTCGATAGATCGGTCCTCGTTTACGTGGTAGGCCCGAACCTCTGCACCAGGGATTGTACCTGCCGCCCAGACGCATAACCTGCTGGCTATCATCGATTTTGAACTACGATTTCCGCCCAGGATGACGTGGTTGGTATATTTGTTCCAGTTCTTCATCATGGTCTGCCATGAAGGAAGAATCCAACCTGCACCTACCGGATTCATCAAAGCGTCGTGATTGCGTTGCTCACGAAACGTCAAGTACTCGGCCAGTTTCTCTTTAGGCCAACTCATCAGAACCGAATCAGGTGGATTAGAAACCCACGGGATTCCAAAGTCAGGTTTAAAGTCATCGCAGTAATGAACATCGCCAAGTGCCATAGGATTACTTCTTTTTCTTAAAGGGTTTAATCAACGTTGCGTAAGCTACGCGGCTTATCTTCAACTGCTTCCATGTAATGATGCCTTGGCCATCAATGTTGATGCCTTCAGGTTCTGCATTAACTGAGAGGCGGGCGTATTCCCTTGCGCCTTCAATGTCCGGTTCAATTAACCATTCGTTAATTTTTGTACGAGTAATCATTGGGCAGGGTGAGATGCGTTTCCTGCAATAGCCAATGATTCTTTTTATCAACACATCAGGTATTAGAAACGCTAATAACGACAGATGCTGTGAATTTTTAGCTTCAAAGACTGAGTAATCATTGCAGGTTTATTGCATGGCTACTAAACGAATCCTCATTGGAACTCCTCTCAAAGGAGACATTCCTAAATCTTATTTTCGGACCAGCCTAGTTATGGCGTCCGCCAAGATTCCTGATGTCAAACTAGACTGGATCTTGCTGGATGGTCCTGCGGTACAAATTGCCCGCAACGAAATTGCAGCTTATGCTATTGAGAACAATTTTGATGAAGTCATCTTTTGGGATAAGGATGTCTTGGCGCAACGGAACGGGGTTGATGTTACTGACAGTGCGTTAATGCGGCTAATCGGGCATGACAAAGATATTGTCACGTCGGTCTACGCCTCTCGGTCCTTGGATACGCATTGGCACGTTACGCCGTTACCTGGTGAGGTGGCTAACGAGGAAGGATTGCAGAAAGTAGAACGCGCAAGCATTGGCTTTTCTAAAATCAAGGTGTCCGTGTTTAAAGCTATTGCTCACGACAATCCAGATCGAGTGGCAATGCTGTTGGATCCTAATCGTGCACCACGTTCCATTCCTGAACTGTTTCCTATGGAACTTCAAGGACGCAACATTCCGAGCTACCGTTTGCAACAGATCAAGAATGCCATGACTGATTGCAAGAATGATGATAAGTTGCGGATGCGGATTGAACGTGAGTTGTCCGTGCGTTACGATGAACCCAATGCCTATCTTTCGGAAGACTATGGATTCTGCAAGCTGGCGCGGGAGTCTGGCTACGATATCTGGATGGATACTCTGATGGTACTTGGTCACGAGTCCAGAGTAACGCTGCCCATTGAAACGCCCAAGCTCATGGAAATGCTGTCAGAGCCGTGGCGCAAAGAGGAACTAGCCGTAATCAAAACTCAACTGATCAAACAGAACCAAGAGGCCAAGCAAAAGAATAACAACAACCGCAACTGACCATGAATGCTGACTACAAAGTAATTACCCCTGAGCAACGGTGGCACGCTGGTCGTCAAGCAGAGGCATTCTTTGGCCTGCTAGACGCTCATGATAAACTTAAACAAGAGCATCTAAAGTTGCAGGAAGAAATGAAGAAGCTCCGCAAGGCTATCAAGACAGACAAGCCAACCTAGTCCTTAACAGCCCCTGTCTTCTTGCTGATCTTAGCGTCGATGTCATTGCAGTTACCAATGTCCACGGGGGCTGACTGAATCGTAGGCACGCCCGTCTTGCCACTCAAGCGGGCGACAATCTCCTCTTTGCTCAGAGAACCATAGTTGTTAACTTGGATGTTAACGTTGGCTCCTTGCGTAGCGTTTAAGCCTGCAATGCGTTGCCGTTTGTCAATGGCTACCGCCAGGTTAAACCCAAGCGTTTGCAAGGGTGTGTCGTCTACTGTTTCCAGCATTCGGTCCACAATCTTATCCGCCAAGGTATCCAGTTTGCCTATGAGTCTTTGATTAAATTCTTCCACGGTAATTCCTACAATACGTTGCAGAACCCTGCGATCATCAACCGTCACATCACCCAGAGAGGGATGCTTCTTCAAGCCCAATCCTCTCCCGTCCAGCGTAGCCATCGCCACAGAATTGATTAACCTCTGCGGGCTGTAAGTCGCCTTGCCATGCTTGCCATCAACTTTGACTCCTTTAGCCATACAGCTTACGGAGCAAGGCCATTAGCCCATTGCGAAGC